TCGCAGTTTCGATATATTTCGATCTGCGCCTTCTTGCGCGGCGCGTCCTTGATCGACCATTTCCGGTGCAGCTTTTCAGCGCCGGCGCCTCCGCAGATGATGCGCAGGCCCCTACCTGACGGTGTTCGCTCGACATAGGCTCCGTTCGCAACCTCAACCCAGCCCCTGGCCCACCTATCCAGCTCGCCGGTCGCGGGATCGATACAGTTGTCAAGATCAACAACATCGAACGACGTCTCGAGCAGCGCGAATCCGATACCGTCGAATCTGCTGCCCGCGGTCTGCACAGCGGCGAGCGCAGCGGAGTAGCTCGCCCAGGTGGTCGGATCGTTATTCTTAGCGTGCGCGCGGCTTTTGCCGGATGCCACCATATAGGGCGGCTTAGTCCAGCCATCCTTTCGCCATTCCCAGCGCCAGGCGACCCAATGGTCGATGGTGATCAGCGGCGCCAGCGCCGTCGGCAGGTGCGCGAGGTCACCGCTGAGCGTCGCGGGCTTTTTCTTCGCCCCCGCCCTCGTTCCCATCGCCGTCATCGCCGCCGTCCGATTCGCACATAGAGGATGTGCAGCCATTTTCCCTGCTTCTCGGTCGGTTCCCGGCGGAGGCACCAGCGGGTCATGTCATCGATGAATCCTCGCTCCCTCTCCGACAGGCGGCCGTTGTCGTGCTCGGCACAATATTCCGCCATCTCAAGCCAGGATGGGCCAGCAGTGGTGTCGCTGAAGCCCTTCTCCGCCGCACCCTCATCCTTCCCGGCCTCGAACCCGGCATCGTAGATCTTGCGCATCTCCGACTCGGAGAGCTTGCCGCCCCTGATGCGCTCGGCCAGCTCGTGGATGTCGCTGCCGGCATTGGCGAGGGTGCGCTTGATGGCATGTGCAGCCGCAACGACCTCGCCCTCCTTGTCGGAGGACAGCAGCCGCACAAGCTTCTCCAGCCTCTCCGTGGTGCCGACGTCGATCATTGTCGCCAGCACCTCTCACGGTGACCGCACAGGCGGCAGCGCCAGTTGTCGGAATCGTCCGTCATGCGCGGCAACAGCTCACCGGCGCGGGTGGCGTTGATGATCAGCCTGGTGCGTTCGGTGATTGCCTCCGCATGCTCCGCGTCGAACGGCACGAGGATGTGCAGGCGCTCGCAGTTGTCCGCGTTGGTGGCGGTGAAGATCGCGGGCGCCTTCTCGACGCCGAGATAGAGCTGGTACAGCACGACCTGGGCGGCGTATTGCGGATAGCTCTTGACCAGGCCGTCGCGTTCCAGCGACCGCCACCCTTTCGCATTGATCGCCTTATGCTCCCACAGCGCCGGATAGGTGACACCGGGGATGTCCGGGCCGGAGAGGAAGATTCCGTCGGCATGGCCGCGCAGCCAGCCATCGAGAGTCTCGAACTCGAGCCGGTCCTTTTCCGCGAACCGGAATCCGGCCCTCTCAAAATGCCCCCGGGTCTGCTGCTCGAAGAAGTGCCCGCGCGCAAAAATATCGCGGGTTCGTGTTTGGTGTACCGGGTCACACATCCAATCGAACTGGATCTTGCGTAGACAGGGGTGCCCGACCGCACTGGCGCCGAGGTAGTTGCGCGTCTTTTCCGCCTCGGCGCGCGCGCCGGCATCGAGTACCGCATTGATGGCGATGCTCGCGGGCGCAGCGGAAGCTTCGGTGCGGTTGAAATCGACGGGCATTGCACGGTTACGAGCTGGACGCCGGCCGATAGAGATCCGGCCGTAGTTTTTCCCGGCGGATTCCGGTGACCATCTCGACCTGTATGATTCGGTATGAGGGAACGCGCTTCCACCCAAGGAGCGACGGCGCACTAATCCCAAGCTCACGAGCTAAGGCGCGGATGCTGCCGGCTTTCTCGACTGCCAGCCGCAAACCTTCATCGAAGTGTGCAGACGTCATTGTCATCGTCTCCGGGTGTGCTTGCGGGGTGCTGGATCCTCTTTCGGTTGGCGAGGCCGTTGCCCGACGCAGCGCCTTCATGACGTTAACCGCGCGCTCGGCGATGCCGCCGGGTATCGGTGTCCAGTACCGAGCGTTGTGGCCCTCGCGGTCGAAGGTGCGCGGCGGCATCTTCATGCGGCTCTCTCCGCGTTCAGAACGGAACGAACGCATCCGAATCCAGCCCCGCGTCCGCGAGCTCCGCTGTGCCATCCGGTGATTTTCTGGTGATCGTGTTGCCGCCCAGCTCGCGCGCCTGCATCGCCTTGTCGATCAACGTGTAGGCGGCGCCGAGAAAGACGATCATCTCGTCGCGCGAGAGCTCGGATAGAGATGCGGTCCAGTCGATCGGTGCGTCAGCGAGCTCCGGCAGGACACAGGCGATCGCGCCGGCGTCCCACGGGCGGGGCTCGAGGCTGATGTCACGAATCGTCTTTTCCGTATCGAGCCCGTTCGCCGTCGCCTGCGTAGCGCGCTCGCTGATCCAGCCGAAGAGCCCGGCGCAGATGATCCAACCCAGCTCGATGTCTGAGAGCCGCCCGATCGGCGTCATCGGAGGCACCGCGCCGCCACTGACGACGGCACGGGCCTTTTCGATGGCAACGCGCATAGCCTGCCGCTGCCAGGCATCCTCGATCGCGCTCGCGACCGGCAGTCGGATTTGTCGACCGCGGCGCGCCATTACTGCGCCCAGGCCGGCTTGACGATGGTTTTGCTGGCGGGCGTCGTCGGCGCCGGTGTCGCATGTGCGGGCGGCTGCTCGACCTGTCCGACCGGCCGCCACTCCTTCATATCGGGCGTGACCACCGTGGTGATGGTGTTCTTCGCCTTGTACTCGCCCTTCGCCGGCTCGATCCCGATCTTCGCTAGGAAGCGAATGCCGTCGAAATCGCGATATTCGGCGACCCGGGCCTTTTTCGCCGCCTCGGACACGTCGGTCGGCTTAATACCCCGCGCCGACTCCAGAATCGCCCGGAGCCGCGAACGGGTGATGTCCGCCGCCTGCGCATGACCGTCGGTCGTGCCAGAGAGCACCATGTTGCTGAAGAATTTGCGCTTAGCATGCGACCCTTCAACCACGACGAATTCGCAGTCGAGCATTTCGCAGCCGCCGTCCTTGCTGCGCCTCAGCATGCCATCCTCGCCGGCATCGCCGGGTCGGATGTTGAGCTGGACGACTGCGATGGTTCCGTTCGGGATGACGTCAAGGTCGCGTTGTCCGTCGGCAGTGTTGTAATCAAATGCTCCCATGAGAGCCTCCTTGCTTTAGTTCGGTAGTTGCTTCGGTAGTCGGTTCGGTAGTTGCTTCGGGGGTTAGTTTGGCGGCCGGGAATTCGACGAGGTTGCCGCCGGGCCTCGTGAGCTTGTCAAACAGCTTGCCGAGATGCGGCGGCTCGAGCTGGTCGAGGCGGCCGCTCCTATCCTTCGCCGGGAATTGCCAGGGATTCGGCGAGGTACAGACGAAGGTGCGCGTCGGTGTGTCGTCGCCGGGGAAGGTGACCCAGACGTAGCTGACAACCTGATCGGCGATGGCTGGTAGCTCGCGCGAGGTACGGCTGCCTTCCATCTGCAGTCGGTGCTCGGTCCTATTAAAATCGTCGATGACGGTCTCAAGGACCCCGAGGAAGACGACGTTGACCGCGCGCGCCTGCTGCAGGTGCATAAGCCATGCGCACATCTCGCGAGCATGCAGCCCGTAGGCGCCGCGTAGGTCGCGCTTGCCGCTACGCTCGCTGAAAGCTTCCGGCTGCTGACTCGACCAGGCGAAGCACAACCGTCCAGCAGCAGTGATCGAGTCGATGAAGAAGGTGCGATACCGGGCGACTCCCTCGGGGCGGTCGAATTCGTCGATCACACTGTCGAGGTGCGCGTTGCTGTAGATGGCATCGGCCGGCACAGCGGGATTGGCGCCAGCCAGGTAGACAGCCAGGTCTCGACACTCCGGCCATGTGCGCGGGCGCAGGGTATCGACGGCGATGTCCTGTATGGCGAGATCGCCGGCCTCGATATCGACGAGCAGCACTGTCGCCGGATCGAGCGTGCGCAGGAGGGTCGTCTTGCCGACACCGGTGGGGCCGGCGACCAGCATCTTGGCGCCGCGCGGCTCGCTGTGCCGCTGGCCGGCGCTGATGATTCTGAGCGTCATGCTGCGCGACCTCCGGCACCCGTGTTCCTGCGCTTTGCCTCGATCTCCGCCTCGAGCTGCTTGATGGTCTGGGGCAGCGTGCGCATGACGAGCCAGGCGATATCCCGGGGCGCTCCAACCGCTCGGCTGATCTCCTCGATGAATCGCTGGCGAGCCGCGAGGACGTGTGCGGACATGATGCTCATCGGAGCGCCTCCGTGAGCTCGTGCGCGAGATCGTTCAGCGAAATCTCGAGGATGTCTTGCACCCTGACTCGAACGTCCGGGGCATCCTTGGCGAGGGCGCGGATGGAAATGTCGCCGTCGTAGGCATCGACCTCGACGCCCTCCGACTTGAGGAAGGCGATAAGCGCCCGCTCGATGGCGCACTGGTATTTATGGGGATGACGGGGTATATGCACGTTGCTTCTCCTCAGATTGCCCGGCCGTGGCAGGCCGGTTGTGGTGGTGGAGCGGTCGAGAATCGAACCCGAGAGCGGTGGCTGACATCTCCAAGACTGCACCGCTCCCTTCGCCAGAAGGCCGCCCCTAAGACTCTCTCGGCGACGGGGCTCCTCACGCCCCGCCGCTGCCGTACCCGGGAAGCGCCGGGCCGCACTCACGCGGGAATTCGCTAGCGCGCTCGCCCCTCCAGCCATTCCTGACCGTGCGAATCGCGCACACCGACGCGGTTAGGCGACAGTTGCGTTAGTCGCGGTCCTTTGCCTGCCTGGAGCAGCCGCTTGAGAGTCTTGAAGCTGATCCCAACGTGCACGGCGAACTCGCGTAGCGAGCGGACGCGATCGAGCTTCCCGCTTTCCGGCGGGCCACGCGCTCTCTGCGGCACTGCGGGGATTTTGGTGGGCGGCTTTGGGGTTGCCTTAGGAACGAAGCGGCCGCTCTGGGCTGCCGCAACACGCTCGTCAACCGGGTGGGACATCGCAGTGCCCTTGTTGGGGGTCCTGCGACCATCTCAAAATTTTTTATGCGGGAAGTCAGCCAGAATAGGCGGAATTGGCTAGAGAGGTCGGAAATTAGAAATGTGAATTTCCGACCTTAATTTCCGACCTTAAATTTCAGCCCTCAGGATTAGCTTTGTTCCAGTCGGGATGGGCTTCCTTCCAGTCAGCGTCAAACTGGTTGACGAAAATCTTGACGGCGGTTTCCCCGACGGCTTCGCCAAAATATTCTAGGACCCAGTGAATAACATTTGCCAGGTACTGCCACTTGGGATTCTGCCACTTGAGATTACGATGGTGGCGCGACGGCGGGCCTCGCTTTTCGTAAAGGGCGGAAAGCTGGGGTTTAACAGGCGCAAAATCGAAAGGACGCCTGCCTCGTTTGGCGCCGGTCTTGAGCCGGGACCGTTGTCGTGGCTCGGACGAAGCGGGATTTCCGAGAACCTCCTCGGCGGCCTTGGCAGTCCGTTCCTGCTGCTTGCGCTTACGAACCGCTGCACGCTCGGCCTTTTTCTGCGCCTCCTCGGCTGCAAGCTTTTTGAGCTGCTCTTCTTTGGCACGCTTACGCGCTGTCTTGCGCTCAATTTGCTCCTGCTCGGCCTCCACCGCGGCGCGCGCTTTGTCTAGTCGTTTGCGAGGTCGCTGCAGCGCCGGACTAGACCAGACGCTCTCATGTTCCCACTGCATCTTCTCCCATGCGAATTGGGCGTCTTTCTGCTTTTTTGTGGTCCAGAGGTTAAGGATATCGTCTTCATCCGACTCCGGCGGACGGCTCTCGATCTCGCCTAGCGGGATCCAGTCGTTTCTGAATTGCCACTGGCCTTCACGCTCAAACGCTTCTGCGCACTGGCGCTTTGCGAGTACCAGGGCTTGTTGTTGTCGCGCGAGGCGGCTATTCTTGGAAGGCATCTCGCACCCCCTCGGGTGTGATTCCATCGGCCCGGCGCGGCAGTTTCGAACCCTCCGCCGCCGGGCCAATCGTTTTCAACGTTTACGCAGATTCACCACCTTAGCCTTCGCCGGCTTCCCGGTTACGACTCCGGTCACGTATTCGGCCCAGCGCTCCAGTGCGCGCCGACGCTCATCGAGATAAAGCGCTTTGTTATAGATGCCAGGAGTGCCGCGCTGATGCCCAACATGCGCGAGCACGGCCTCGACAACGTGCGGCGCAATACCGAGCTGGTCGTGCATGGTCGTCGAGATGAGCCGGCGCAGGTCGTGCAAGGTCCAGCCGGTTACGCCGGAGCGCGCGTCGAGCACTTTCTTGCGGTGTGACCAACCCTGAAACCCGAGGGCACCAAAGCCAAACACATAGGCTCGCTCGCGCGGTCGCTGTGCTAGAACGGCTAGTGCCGGCTCCGACAGCGCGATTGTATGCGGACGCTTGTTCTTGCAGCGCTCTTTCGGTAATCGAATCTCGGCTGCCTTCAAGTCCACCTCATCCCGTTGCAAGCCGCCGATTTCGTCCCGACGCGCGCCGGTATAGACGAGCAGCCGAACGATGTCAGAGTAATCGTCATCGCTGAGCGCGCCCCAGATCTTGCGCAACTCCTCATCGCTGATCAGGCGTGACCGTGCAGCATTGGTGACGGGTGTGTTGGTGTGAGCCACCGGGTTGGTGCCATCAAGCAGACCCTCGCGCTGCAGCCACGTAAAATATTGCGCTAGGCTAGCGCGCACACATTTTGCAGTGGCGGGCCCATTTTCCTCGGTCAGCGCCGAGATCAGCTTGGCGATGGCGCGGCGATCGATGGCGGTGAGCGGGTGAGGGTGGAGCTCCCGCGCGTATCTGACCAGATGCCCTTCCTGGTGCCTATAGGAGCGCGGTCGCCGCCGACCCCGTTGATAGGCGAGATAGCGCGGCAGCAACGCACCGAAGGTTTCAGTCGCGCGCCGGCGCGCCTCTCGCTTTTCCGCTGCAGGGTCGCTGCCAAGCCGGATCCCCGCCAGTAGGTCCTTGGCCTTGTCGCGCGCCTCGCCGGCGTTGAGCAGGGCGGTCGTGCCGAGCGTCACGCGTCGGGTATGGCGTTCCTTCCGGTCTTCTCCCACTCCGGTGGAGGGACCGACAATGTCGTACTGCACGACCCAGCGCGCCGCGCCGCTACTGCGCAGACGCAAGCCAAAGCCCGGAAGGTCGTCGTCGAAAAACGTCTTATCACTCTTGCCGGGCGGCAGTGTGAGCGCCCGGATGGTGGTTGCGGTGAGCTTCATTGGATTCCTCTCGGGCAGGCTGGGCAGGCCCTGGGCAGGTCGGACGTGTCCCCGGCCGGTCTCCCCTTGTCCCTTTCGAGGCTAGGTTAGATATCGAGTATACGAACAAAACCGCGAAGTTACAAGGGATAGACGTTGCCACGCAGGGGACGCCTGGGGGCCACGGAAACGGTAGCCGTTTCAACCCTTATATCGGCTATCCCTACGCCGATCCGCCCCCTTACATCCACTATCGTCAGGGCGGGGCACGGCACTGGAGACCCTACCGCCGTGCGTA